ATTTGTATAATGCTCATAAGTCTAATCTTTTCCTTTGATTATACTTATTTATCATTGATTTTAAATCAATGTAGCCTTTTACTAGATGTACTTAGTGTAGTATTCCTCTAACTTCTTAAGCCACTGTTGATGATACTTGTCGAACTCGTTACCTTCGACAACAAACTCTTGGTATTCAAAGTCTTTACTGCACATAAACACAACACCTTTTTTAATGTTTGTGCCATATAGTTCGTTGTGTGCATCTGCATAAGCCGCTAATTGAATGAAATAATCATCAATCCATTCACGTTTCTTAGGTCTATTCGTTTGTTTGTGATCCATGATTGCTTCATCACCATTATGCAATCCTACTAAGTCAGTTGTACCTGCATAGATTTGAGGGAAGTACAATGATACTTCAGTACCCCAAAACTCTTGGCAGTTAACTAAACCTTTATCGATGATTTCTTGTGCCATAATATGACTTTGTTTGCTGTATGGATTTGATCCGTACTGTCCCATGTCACCGGTATCACTCAGTACATAGTTCTCTAACCATTTATGCATACGTGTTCCACGACCTGCGGCTTCAGTAGTGATCTCTTGTGCTTTAGCATAGCCAACTCTCTTACGCCAGTTCTCTAAAGATGCTTTCTTTTCTTCAGATGCAGTAGCACTCAATATAGTTGTTACACTAGGCAGTTTTCCGCCGTCTGGTGTAAGATATCTACGTGAGCCGTCTATGTTCTTTTTCTTTAATTCTTGGTATGGATACTTTTCTGTAATCATTATGGCCTCTTAGGTGTGTCACCGGGCTTACCGTCCCAGTTTTTCTTTAAGTAATCTACTCCCAATTCTTTGAAATACCAAACGTTTCTACAAAAAACTCTTGGGTAATAGTTTACTGGATTGTGATGTGATGATTTTAAATCTTCAGTTGTTTTAGGAGTCTGTATTAAAATATCATGTAATTTTGCATGAGGTAAATCAATGACTTCTATATCATCATATCGTTTTTCTATTTCTTTCCAAATATGATCTGCAAGATGTTTGTGTCCTTCATTAGTTTCATGTAAACAAGGTGTCTTTTCAAAATCTTGTGTGACTTCGTTGAAGTTTTGTAATTTACCAGAATGTATGTATAATTCATTCTTAATAATCGTTTCGTATTTTTCTTCAAATTCTTTTACATGACTTGCTGTTGCAGGCATATAGTCTGACATCAGATGCGGAACATTATTTGCATCTAATAAATTATTGATACTAGCCCAGATATGAAATTTGTGCTGTTCTAACAAATTATAATAATGATCATCTGAATTTAAAATTATTTCTTTTTCTAAGTTAGATATTTGTCCTTGACCATCTACTATCCAATATTGATGCGGTGCATTACCTTCTAGCAAATAACATTCTTTACGTGATGATTGAGTGTATGCATGAATATAAAATGGTTTACTATCATGTAGCAAATCTTTGTAAAAGTATTGCATCGTTCTACGAAAGATTGCATCATTGCCTTGTCCGGGGATAGCAAGATTGACTATAGGTACACCTAAACGTTCAGCAATTATAGCAGGCCAAGAGTCAACAATAGGATCATCTATTCCGTGTCCATAAGTATAACTGCATCCATTAACGACTAAGTGTGATATTTTTAACTTCAAATTGTAAAACTCTCTCCACAACCACAACGTGCTTTCTCTAGTGGATTAATGAATTCAAATCCTTCATTAAGTCCATTTTTTTGATAGTCTACGGTGATTCCTTCAAGTATTTCATTAGCCTTTGGATCAATTAAGATTGAAAACCCTTCATATTCATTATGAATGTCTTCTTCGTTGATATTGTCTGCAAACTCAAGTTTATATGCATAGCCACTACACCCTGTAGTTTCAATACCTATGCGAATACCAACACCTTTGCCACGTTTGGCTAAGTGTGATTTGATTTTGTCTTTTGCGATTTCTGTAACTTCCATACTTGTATTTAACACCTTAATATGATATTATAAAGTAATTGTTATTGAATGTCTAACGAATTGGGTTTATATTTTGAAGGCGCCGCGATCTTTTTTCATGGCTGATTTAGCCATTTTATCGACAGTCTTTTCACTGTCTCCTTTCTTATCACCGGGCTGAATAGTAACAGGTTCATGTCCTTTGAACACTACTTTGTCACCTTGTATGTTTGCGATTACACTTTTAAGAAGAGGCTTCTCCATCATTGAGTACAAGTCTTGTACATCAAGTATAATGTCATTGTCTTGGAATGTGTCGAGTAATTGATCAACCGTATAATTATCTGGATCAATGGATCCATCTTCTACATGTTGTTGTAATTGATTGGCTACAGCAACAATGCTGGCTGCCATTGCATTACTGTCCTGAGCATCTACAAACTCGTAAAGCCTCATTTGCTTTACCTTTTTGCTCTACCGACTGGTCCTGTTGATACGTCTACGTTTACGTCTTCGATGTCGCCGACAACTGCATCAGGAGCACCTACGTCAATCTGATCAGTTCCCATATCGCCTGTTACGTCTATTGCTGGGTCTGACACATCCATGCTATTGACACCAACTTCACCGTCGCCTAGACCTGTATCTACGTCACCGTCGAATGCATCTACTGTTTGTCCACCTGTAACACCTGCTAATGCTTGGTCGAGTTGACCTTTAACAGATACTAAACACTGATTCAATTCTGCAAGTGCTTGTCCTGCTGTTTGATCAAATGCTTGTGCTTCGTTAACACCGATTTCTGTCTGAACAGAGTCAACTAATGCTGGCATCTCTTTGACCATCATGTCTGAGATTTCTTCTAGCATTTTTTGTACTGAATCTACCATGTCTTGTGCGGCCAAAATAACTTGTGATCTGTTAACTTCTTCGTTTTCAGTAATCACTTTAGTTCTTGGTGCAGAAGGAGCAACTTTGTAATGCTCACTTAATGCTTGTTCCATAAATACTAATTTCATGTATGATGGATACTCTGCTCCAAAGTTTTTAGACTCTTTTGCTTCCGCAATCAATCCTTTTACTTTGTTATGCATAGTTTGTGTTTGTATTTTGTTTAAGCCTTTTACATTCAAGTTTACTTCAAAGTTTTCTTTTAAAGCCCTGACTGCAACTTCTTGCTTGTTTAAATCATTAAGTTTCATATTAAATTCCTAGTAATCTGTCGTAGATATAATGTATTTATCTTGTTCCGCAGAATTTCTGGATCTTTTGTACCGGTTCTTCTTGTGTTCTTCAAAGATTCTACGTTGTTGTTCTTTAGATGTATTTATGAGTCCTTCTAAGGTTTGTACAATTTGTTTCTTACGGTTCAAATCATGTTGTAACTTAGTCAGTTGAATGAGTCTATAATCTAAATCTTTAGTTTTGTTTTTGTAGCCACGAGTGTGAACAGCAATATCTAAATTGATAGATGCTAGTGCACCATCTAATTTATAAATCTTACCTGCTCTGTCTCCTTCACGGTTATGTTGAAATACACAGTACGCCATTGCATGTTTAGCATTAAGGAATTCGTGTCTCTCGTCCCAATTATGTTCAGTGACATCATACAATCCTGTCGTTTTTGAGTTACGTATTCTGAATTTACCAAATGCTTTAATGCCATTGTTATCATTACTGATATAAAGATTTTTTAATTCTTTAATCATTTCTGCTTTGAACATCTGCTTGATTTTGTTATGAGCATCCGCTACATTAGTCTTCTTTTTCATACATTCTCCATAAAGTATATGTTATTTAATTCAGGTGTAGTATCTAAAAAGTTCGGCAAGTCTACACTTTCCGTGCCGCATTTAATCATAGGTATCTCATGGCAATCTTTTATAAGATAGCCCAAAGACTCTAAGTTGTCATCAAAAACTGAATTGTTCTGTACTTTAAAATCAAACTTCCAATAATGAAAATCTGATTGATCGACTAGAAAGCCGAATATGTTTGAGTTTGTATTGTCTTGTATTCTGTGAGGGTAATGTAGTATTTCTGGGTTGCCTCGTAAACTTATACACTGTAAAATAGTGTCAAAGTTTGCTTGTGAATTTCTTTGAACTTGCCATAACTGATGATTGTCTCCAACAGGCTTTGATCTGTTGAGTACATTAGTATGAGTAATGTCAAACAATGTGTAACAAGTTATGGTCTTCATACTACTATTTAGTAGCCAAAAAAAAGCCTCTAATAAAAGAGGCTTTTTAATTCTTTAACTAATTTCTTAGTTAGTGAATGTTGCTGAAGCAGTAACTGTAGACGTTCCACCTGTAGCCGCATCGATTGCTGAAGCCAAAGTAGTTGTGTCCCAAGCGCCAGTAGGATATACTGCGATTGCTAAGTTATCTGTTGCATCATTAGTGAACTCATAGATGTAAACAATTGCTTTTTGCTGAATTGTTAACATAGAGATGTTTGCTAATGTTGTGTTTGCCGCGATATCTGCTAATTCGATATCAAAGAAGTCTAACTTAGGTCCTTGTGGTTGTACTGTTGCACCTGAAGAAACTGCGTTTACTCCTGGGTTGCTGTATCCAGTTGCGTCTAAACGTAATACTGGATAAAAGTCACCATTTGCTCTTGTAAATTGTGCCATTTTTCTATTCCTTTTTAAAAGACTCGTTCCGAGCCCTGTAGTTTGTTGTCCCTCACCATGAGGTTCATACTAATATTTAGTCCTTTGTGAGAAAAATGCGGTGATATATTACTTTGCGGCTAGATTTTGAGCAGAAAAGCCCATTCGATTGACAAACTTAAGTCCGTTAGCAACGAACCCTTCATGTGTTTCACTGCCATCATCTAAGTATCCTTTAACAGGACTAGACTCTGCGGCTTTGTCTAATTGATCTACGAGGTTTTGTTTTAGATTGTATAATGCTATCCAAATCTGAAATGCACCTATTACACCCTCTTTGTGTGTATTGAAATGATTAGTAATCTTTTGTCTCATTGAGTCTGTCATTGGACGTTGCTCTACAAATTGTATAAAATCATTATACAAGTTTGATAAGTCTTTTGATACAATCTTTTTGTTGATGAATACAGTGAACAAAGAGTTAAATGCGTTACGTGCCTGCGGTGCTGAGTTCATAAGAATTCTTACATCATCACCATGCTGTGCAATTGCTGTTTCTGCTTGTGACTTTAACTTAGTAGGCATCTTTATCTTTGGTGTGATTGGCATCTTGCTAGGTACGATTGCTACATCACTATTGTTATGTAAGTTACCAATTGTACCGTCTAGTGATGATGACTCATCTGTTGTTTCTGCATTGACTGGAATAAATGTATGTACACCTATACCTGCAGTTTTACCATTTAGCATGTATCCAACTTCACTGTCTGCTTTTACTTTGTATGCGATACCGTTTGGGTTCATTTTAAATGAGTAGTAACCGTCTTGGTCTTGTAAAGGTTTAGCAAACAATAAGTCTCCCCAATAGTAACCTAATGTTCCTCTATCTGCTTTGTCTAATCCGTCCCAAATACTATCAATGATGTTGTACAAGTCTCCTCGATCAACACCTCTGTTTTTATCATACTGTCTGAATTCTTGTGGTGAAAAGACTTGTCTTCCTGTACCGTCTTTTTTATTGAACATGTGCTTATCCATGATAGAAAATCTACCTTTCTGATCACGTCCAAATATAAGAGCAGG